TCGCTTAAATTCTGAATTTTTGCGCCGTTACGATTGACTGTCACGTTAGATGAAGCAAATGCACCTGTAACGTCAACGATTTGAATTGTGTCATTCTCTAACAAACTTGTGTTAAGAGGTAGTGTAATTGTAATTCCACCTGATGTACACAATACTCTATCGTTAACTTGTGCCGTATAACTTGATCCAACAGTTCTTAATACAGTACCAGCGGTTCCAGTTGTAGTTATGTATCTTCCCATTGTTTTATCCTTCTATTGTATTTATGCCGCAGTCTCAATACCGAACGCAACTGCACTTACATTTCCTGAACTTGATCTTACGACCAACTTCTTTCCCGCGTCCATTACTATACCCGATCTCTCAAGTACACCGTGTGCTAACACTTCTGTTTCCCACTCAATATACTCAGCCGCCGTCGGAGTTGCCGCTGATGCAACGGCTACTTGTAAGCCAATTGCTTGATTTCCTCTATTACACACCGATAGTGTAACAACTGCATAGTTGTCAGTTGGCACAGTATAAACGGTGGTGTCAGTTGCGGCTACTAAATCTGCCGCTCCTAATCTGCCTGATGCCATAATTTATCTCCTTTTTATCCCATCAAAAACATATTTAGCGCCACAGGTGCCCCATTAATTCCACCTTGGAAATTAAATTGGGCCTTAACATTAATCGGTACTACTGTTGTAGTAGTAATTTCCTGTCCGGAAATTTGTACTAAACCAGCAATAATTTGGTTAACGTTAAGAGTAGATGCACCACCACCAATCTGTGAAGTAATATATGTTCTAATTGCTCTTTGAGTTGGTACAATACTATCGCTGTTTGCGGAGAATGTACCATCGGTGCTAAACTCGTTAATTGTTGCGCCTGTGTTACCAAGTGCGATATTACCCAATGACAGTTCTTGTAGTCCTGAAATATTAAATGCATCTGCATTCAATGTTGCAACACCAGTTGATTGTTCAACGTTGAACAATCCGCCAACTCTAAAGTTACCGTCTTGGTCTGTTGAAGTGTAGAACACTCTACCGCCACCACCTTCAACGGCTTCATTTGCTGGAACCGGATCTTGTAATGGAAGGTTTGGATAATTTGTTTGTGTAAAGTTACCAGTACCAATGTCCAGGAAGTCATGTCCTGTTAGACGTACTTGTGAGTATCTAATTCTCACTTCAGCACTTTCATATTGCAATGGAGCATCGTCTACTGGAATCTCTGGTGAAATTTGTAACTGTGCAGTGAACGGTCCGTCTGTACCGCCTAATAAATTTGTAATTGCAACAAGTTTGTAGAATACATTTGGTTGATTTGTAAACTCAACGTTTGAACCTGCTCTTGGTCTTGAACGTAAGCCTGAAACTTGTACAAACTTACCTGATTGTAAGTTGTCCATGTATCCACCGCCATGTAGTAATTTACCACCTGTAGTATAAGCCGCTAATGCAGACGTATCAATTGCAACAGTTAAATTAGGATCTTCATAAAGATCAACATTATTTGCGTCAATAACTTTTACAAAGAATGTAGTTGGATCAAAGAATCTTGCTCCAAGTCCTAATGCTTCTGCAATATTAACTTTTGTTCCGTCAACTGTGATGCTGTGTCCAGCACCTATTGTAACTCTTGCAGGATTTGTTTGTGAAATCCCTGTAATTGTTTCTTCAATTTTTGTTGCTGTAATAGTAGCAGTAGCCGTTTCATAACCATTACCTCTACCAGCGTTTGTTGCTCCAGCAAATGTTGGCTGTGCAAGAACACCGTCACCAAGTCTAATTTGAACCGGTGCATCAAGTGTATTGTTTGGATCTGTAATTGTTAATGTAACAGTATTGTCATAACCTTGTCCTGGTTCAATAATTCTAACCTGATTAATTAAACCGTCTTGTACTCTACATCTTGCTAATGCTTTAATTGATGTACTTGAACCGTCGCCTACTGGAGTTGAAAACTCAAGTCTTGGTTCAATAACATAAGTTGTTGTACTGTCAAGTAAACTTAAGATTGGCTCACCTAATACGTGATCCCAACCTGGTGTACCATCTGAATATTTTCTTATAGTTGCTTGTTTAGTACCTGCATTGAAAGTATCAATGTAACCGTACTGTCCTGCTCCTAATCCTGCTTCAACCCAAATTGCCATTCCAATGTACTGTCCTGAACTTGCAGTGTCAGTGTTTGAAATTGTAAGGCTTGTTGCATTACCAATCTGAGCCGCGTTACCTGCTGTTTTATAATCTTTGCCGCCAAATTCATCGTTGGTATTAAGAAGTCTTACTTCCATAACACCTGCTGTTCTTGTTACTGGTGTTACAGTTCCAAGACCAAATCCATCGCCTACAATACTAATGACTGCATTACCGCCATTTAAATCGTAATCTCTACCAGCGTTTAGATATTCAAGTGTAAGAATTCTATCACCATCAGTAATAATTTTGGCAACTTGTGCTTGTTTATCTTTGTTATCTGCGTATGCAATAATTGGAACTTCAGTTGCATCAACACCTTCTGATACACAACCAAATGTACCGTATGATGAGTTACCGTTTGTAGCACGAATTTTACCACCGTTCTCTGCAAGGTAACCAATGTGACCGTAGTATGAGAACACAGAAACAAGTTCTGTTCTACCTAAGTTAGTACACCATACACCAATACCATCACTTAGTACTTGTGTAAAGTCGTTGGCAACAATCGAGTCGTTACCGCCTGCGTGTAAATCGCCATCAATTTTTAATCCTACACATCCTGTACCAAATGTTGTTACGTTCTGTACATAACATGATTTGTTTTTGACCCACACATCTTCGTGTGCAGTTCCCCAACCTGGATCTAAGGATACATATGCACCAGCACTTGGACGTTTTGTTCCGTAAACATTAACAGAGCCTAATACTCCTGTTAATCCTTGTACTGTACAGTTTCTTAAACCTGTTCCATTTCTTACATAGAACATATCGTTAGCAGTTGATCCGCTAACACTTCTAATGTACTGTTCTGCGGCTCTTTGTGATTTGTAGTTACCAGTGTAAATTAAGTCATTTTGAATTGCTTCAACATAACGTTTTACATCACGTTTACAACTTGCTTGTAATGCCGCCGCGTTAGGTCCTGAAATATAATCTGTGTATCCAGGATAAGTTGCAATAATATATCTGTTTACATCTTCTGCAATAAAGTTTTTGTTTTCTTCAAGTCTTAATACAGCATCTGTATATCCTGCTGTTTTGTTTGGAGTATTACTACCTGTCTTTGCAACATCAGAACCTACAGCATTTAAAACAAAATCAATTTTATTTTTAATACCAGTAGCAATAGCCGCCGCATCAGTTCCAGCGCCTGCTAAACCTGCCGGTAATGCTACGTTTTGTGTTTCTGTATTACCTGCTTGTGCTGATACTGCTGAGTTTGTAATAATGTCATCAACAATACTTGCCATATGTGTAATACCAGCAATTGAATATTGTGTATCACTTGAATCAACAAGTGAACCTGCTGGAGTAATTTTTGTTGAACGTAGTTCGTCTCCAACAACAGCACAACTTTCTGGAATTACCATTGGAAGTACTTCTGTAAATGTACCTGTTTTAACAAATAGTGTATCGTTAGCAACAATCTCTGCTGGAACAGCAGTAGTGTTTCCTGCTGTTAATGCCGCTGATGCAATCGCTCTTAAGTTGTTTAAGATTGCTTGTGCATCTGGTTCTTCAACAATCGTTGCGTCTTTAACTTGTAGTGTTGGATTTGCAACACTTCTTAAAGTCTGATAATCACTTGCAGGTGTATCTTGTGTAATAACATCGTCAATCAATGTAGTAACAAAAGTTAGTGCCGCCGCAAATTCAGCAGTAATACCATCGTTACTTACATAATACTGATCTGCTGTTGCATTAAAGTATGCAAAAGTTTCTGCTCTTGTTTTCTTGTTACCACCATGTGATAAGTCCCAAATAAGTGCATCAACAAATGTACCTAAATCTCTTCTCCAGTTTGACGCAGTGTAGGTAAATGAACCTGTGAAAGGAGCACTTGAATTTACAATCTGTGTGTCAACCCAACTTAAAACTTCGTCTTGGATAAATGCTTTGTTTCTTTTTAATAATTGTGTAGCATAAGGTTTTCTTGCACCTTCTTCGATTTGACGTAAACCAAAGTTTACAGTTCTAAAAGGTTTGTCAAGTGTAACACCAGCCGCCGGAACTGCTGAGTCAACACCGTCAAGTGCAGTATAATAAACTGCATCAATTTGACCAAAGTATGCCCATTCTGGATCAGTACCAGCGCCATTAACTTTTAATACTTGTCCTGGTGCACCAACTGGTAATCTTGTAGGTCCTGAACCGCCGTAGTAAACAATGTCACCACGTGTTGTTAAGTTACCAACTTCAGCACCGCCTGATAATAAATTCCAAAAGTTTCCTGCTGTATCTTGATCTGGTCTATTCTGTCCTGCGCCAACTTCTTCTGATGTATGTGCCGCGATACAAACATAAGAGTTAACATTGTTAATACCTCTAACAACATCACCTTTGTCATAATAAACGTTATCTACCCAAGTGCTTTTCCAGTATAAACCTTCATTTAGTTTATCCCAGTATACGTTGTCTGGTGGTCTGTTACCTGTACCATCTGCAAGTGCAATATAAGTCCAACCGCCTAAACGTACTACATCACCAATCTTATATGCGTAGGTGTTATTATAGTCGCCGCGGAAAGTAAATCCTGTTGTGAATAATTCCCAATGGGTAATGTTATTAAATGGAGTTTGTCCATAGTTGTTTGTAACAGCAATGTATGAGTAACCACCATAAGTTACAACATCACCTGGTTGATAGTTTACATTATTCTGCCAACTATCTTCAAATTCTAATCCTGGTACAAAGATTGCCCATTTTGCTTCGTCAGCCGCAAGTGTTGCACCTGAAATATGATATGTTGTACAAATCCAAATGTCTGAACCATACTTAACAACGTCATTAATTTTATAACGTGTTGAAGTAGTCCAGTCTGTTTTGTATTCAATACCTTTGTGTACGTAATCCCATTTTGCTTGATCTGCTTCTAATCCTAATGCATCGGTTGCCGCCGCTGTGTGGCCTGTGTTACAAACATAAACCTGTCCGCCATAACGAGCAACATCGCCAACTTTATATCTTGTTGTTGCAGTCCAAACATTTCGCCATGTTAAGCCATTAGCAAAAATATCCCATTTGGATTGATCTAATTCTAATCCGTCTACCGCGTCTGCCGCAGAAGTGTGTGATTCAGTACATAGGTACATTACTCCACCGTAACGTACTATATCATTTACTTTGTAACGTGTTTCAACGCCCCAAGAACCTTTCCAATCAAATCCTTCTGCAAATAAATCCCATTTGGATTGATCTAATTCTAATCCGTCTGATTCAGTTGATGCTGATGTATGACCTGTGTTAGCAATGTAAAGATAACCGCCATACTTAACAATATCGTTAGGTTTGTATACTGTTGAAAGTGCCCAATTGCCTTTCCATTCAGTACCGTCTGCTAATAAGTCGAATTTTGCAATATCTGTTGTGAATGCGTTAGAACTGGTATGCCCGGTATTAACGATATAAGTACGTCCACCGTATCTAACTACGTCATCTTTATAATATTCTTTGGAAGATGTCCATGCACCTTTCCAAATAAATCTAATTCTACCGAGTTTAAATTCAGCCATTTTTGGTTCCTAACAATATACTAATACTATTTATCATTATGTTTATTTCCCTGCTCCCATCTCCTGTGGAGTCATAGGATCTCCTTCATCTACAAGACCAAAGTTTGTGCCTTGTACAAAGTATGTTAATGCGGCCATATCGCCATCAATTGGTTTTTCAAAGTTCATTTGAGTGTTGATATTAATTGCTCTAAATGCTTCAGAACTAATATTATTACCTTGAACACGTACTTCACCTGCAATCACAGCGTTTACGTTGACGTTTGTGCCACCACCGCTAATTCTACTGTCAATATATCCAGCGATTGCTCTCTGTGTAGGTACAATTTCGTTACTGTTTGCAGTAAATGTTGGATCTACTGAGAATTCTCTAATTACAGCATTTGTACCACCAAGTGTAACACCACCTAAACGTAGTTCACTTAGTCCGTCTAATTCAAAGTACGAAGCGTTTAGTGTAACAATACCAGTTGACTGTTCAACTTTAAACAGTTCACCAACTCTAAAGTTACCATCTTGGTCAGTACTTGTATAGAATACACGACCACCGCCACCACTATCAGTTTCTTGGAACTCTCTTATGTCATAACCTTCAATTGGAGTAAGCAATGGATACTGCGAAGTATACAAATTACCTTTACCAATTTCTAAGAAATCGTGTCCTGTTAAACGCACCTGTGAATACTGCTGTCTAATTGTTAAATTAGTTTCATGCTCTGGAGATTCTGCTCTATCAAGTGTTGGCGTAATTGTTAGTGTAGCATCAAAGTTTCCTGCACTACCAGTTAAATTTGTTACACCTTGAACAGCATAATAGATATCGTTGATTCCATCAATGTACAAGTTGTCACCTGGTCCAGGTTCACGTGTTAAGTTTTTAACAACTACTAATGATCCAAGTTGATACAAGTCTGCATAACCACCGCCAGTAATAGTAACTCCGATATTAATGTACCCTGTACCTCTGTTAGTAAATTCGATTGGGCCAACTGTTCCGTTTGCCATTCTAATATCAAAACTTACATCTCTTGTATTACCAGCATCAACAATAGTCATTGTTGGAGGATTATTTCCGTATCCTGATCCTGGTTCTTGAATTAAGAATTGTGTAACTCGACGTGTGCCTAACACTACAGTTGCTCTTGTTGTAGCACCTGTTTGTACATATTCGATACTTGAAACTTGATTTGTTGAACTTACAGGGTAAAATATCGGACCGTCACCTGTAACACCTGCTAATATTTTATTATAAGATCCACTTACAGTTCCTTTATCTGTCCAATAAACTCCGTCATCAGATTGAATAATACTTCCGCTTTCAGTTACACCAACGAATACACCTTGACTGTATGCAATTAAAACATTATCAGCAACATTAGTATCTTCTCCAGGAAGCCAAACTGAACTTGCCGCTGGTGTACTTGCATCTGTAAAACTGTAGAAGAATTTATTATTAACAGTCGAAATGTCATTTGGAGAATCATAAGTTGACGCAACAAATCTACCATTACCGAATGTTAAATCTGCAAGGTCATGTTGTACATCACCAATGTTTGCACCCGCAGTCCAACTTGCTCCATCGTCGATACTTTCCCAAGTATCTCCTGAGCCATTAGCCGCGATCCATTTTCCATTTCCGTAAACAATATGTGCAACATTACTTACGCCAGCGCCAGTAACTTCTGTCCAACTGCTTCCGTTGTCTGTACTTGTAAATACGCTTGATGTTCCACTTGCAATAGCAATATGTACACCATTGCCGTATTCTAATCCAACAAATGTTAGAGCGTAACTTAATAAGTTACTCGGAGCATCGCCCCATGATGTTGCGTCATTGGATTGTTTAATTCTTCCATTTGCATCTATAGCAACGTATTGTGTTAAACCACTTGCTACTGCAACATAATTTAAATCAGCATAACTTGTTGCTTCAGTAATCGATGTTCCATCTTCAGTCCATACAATAGTATTTTGACCTATAAGAACTGTTCTGTAATTGCCGTCAACTAATTTTATAGCACTATCTGCAAAGTAACTACTTGACGGTACTGTGGCGTTACTTGCATTATAAGTAGGTGATGTAAATGACAAGTACGGAGTAATTTCATAACGTGTAGTTTCGTCAAGTACAGTTGCGATTGGTTCACCTGGTAATTGATGTTGCCATCCTGGTTGATTATCAATAGGTCGTTTAACTGTTACAGTTTTATCACCTGCAGATACTGCTGTAATTTCTACTGTGATAGGATTACCTGAATTACCAACCTGTGAAGGCTGAATTGTAATAATATCACCTTCTGCATTTCGAGTACCTTCATCAGTAATAACTACTGTTGCTAATCCTGTTGCGTCAATACTAACTGTAAATGTTGGTTCTGTAGCATCTGGATCACTACTTGAACCTTTAATATTTTGGTATGTTCCTTCTGTTAATGTTGGATCTAACGCACTTGTTACAGACGCACCTAATACTCCACCGTTGTTCCAGTCATAACTTGTAATAAGTCCATACTGTCCACGACCTTCACCTTCAATGATTGTAATTAATTTTCCTAAGTAGTATGCTTCGTTGTTAACATCTTGGTTAGCAATTTGAATACTTGTTAGTCCGCCACTTTGTGCTCTGTTGTTTGCATAAGTGTAGTTGTCTCCGCCTGCTGTTGACGAATCGCCTGGATCTGTAATTCTAATTTCAGTTACTGATCCGTTTCTAAATTCTGTTAATTTACCTGCGGCATTTTGTCCTGAACCTGTAATAGTTACAGTACCTTGTGTATAGTGCGTACCTGTGTTAGTAAATCCTACAGCAAATAATTTGTTTTCATCATTATAAACTTTGCCAACTTCTGCTTCTTTAGAATAATTGTTTACTTTTGCAGTGATAGGTGTTTCAGTTAAGTTGTAACCAATAGCAACTGATCCATATTCACCATATGAGTTGTTACCGTTTGTTGCACGAACTTTACCTCCGTCTGTACACAAATAACCCACGTAACAGTAGTACGTAAACACTGATACAAGTTCTGATAAGCCATCTGCATTACACCAGTAACCAATACCATCTTGAATAATCTGTGTAAAGTCGTTAGCAACAATAGATTTGTTACCACCATTGTGTAAATCGCCATCAACTTTCATACCAACACACTTGTTACCAAACGTTGAAACGTTTTGTACATATGTTGATTTAGTTGTAATCCATACAGTTTCGTCGTCTGGTCCATCACCTGGATCAAGTGCGACAAATGCTCCGCCTGTAACTCTCTTAATTAAGAATGAATCTGGATCTGTAAATTCGCCTTGTAATCCTGACAATGTCATGTTTCTAATACCGCAACCATTACGTACACGGAACATATCATTGCCTTTTGTTTCTGGTGTTGGTTCTACAAAAGTCGAACGCAATTCATCACCAACAATAGCAACATTCGCTGGTACGCTGATTGGACAAATTTCTTGATAGCGTCCAGTTTTAACAAGAATTGTTGCTGGTGCTCTTGTTCCTTGGTCTTCTAAAATATAGTTACAAGCATATTTGATTGACTTAAACGGTGAACTTTGTGAAAGACCTCTACCAGGACCTCCTGCGTCAACACCATCTGGGGATACAAAATAAACTTTATCTGTTTGTTCTAATGATTCCCAATCAAGGTCATCATCGGACATAACTTTTAGTGTATCACCAGGATTACCAATTCCAAGTCTTACTTCGCCTGTAGCATCGTGTGTTCTAATGTCACCTCCGTATTGTAATACGTTGTTAACACCGCCCTGTATAACAGGAATCCAAAAATTTTCTTGTGTGTAATCTTGATCAAGATCTGGTCTTGAACCCGACTGTGATGCTGTATGTCGTTTAATACAACGATATAAAGTTCCAGCGTATGTAACAATATCTCCTAAGAAATAGTTGTTTACAACAGGAGATGCATTTACAATAACTGTTTCTTTCCAGTTGTTTCTAAATCTATCGCCATCAATTAATGTTTGCCAATAATTGTTAGAGTAAATTGTTGTAATAGTACCTTGATCAACTCCGTCGGTATACATACCTGAATGATTATAACAAACAATGTAGTTTGATTTATATGCATCTCTTGGTACAATGTATTGAACATATCTATCAGTTGCCGCCGCAAATCCTGCATCATATGCCGCCGCGTCTGCAACTTGGACATTGTCTAACCAGTATGTTACACCGTTGTCTAAGAAATTATACTGTCCGCCATCGTGATGACCGTCAATAGTTGTACTTAGGTATAAAGGATGTGTTAGGTTTGATGCATCATTCTGATAAAACTTATAAGTGTTACCTTCGTATAGATTAATGTCACCAACAAGAGTTCCATTAACATAATATTTGTTTCCACTGCCTGGATTACCTACAGTAATTGTAACGTTTACAGTTTGTTTTTGATCGTCTGGCTCTGAACCTTGACTATCACGTAGTGCAAGATACAAGTAACCACCAAATCTAACAACATCACCTGTTTTGTATGCTATAGTTTGATTCCAATAACTTGCTTCCTCTGCTAAGTCAGGATTCTGATTGTATTGACCACCCATTCTGTAACCGGTAGTAGTAAGTTCCCAGTCACCTGTATTTTGTGTGATACCATTTACACTTGGTACACTGTTTGTATTAATTGTTAATGAAGTATAACTGTATCCACCGTACTTGACAATATCACCTGGTTGGTAAGTTTCTTGTTCGCTCCATTGTTGTTCATATTCGTAACCTGGAAGCCAAATAGTAAAGAAACTTTCAGAAAATACCGTAGTTGTATTATGTCCTGTATTACAATACCAAATTGAAGGACCATATCTTAAAATATCGCCTGCTTTATATCTATATCTATTAACAAATAATTCAGTACCTGTACCTGCTTCAACATCTAAGTTACTTCTATCAGCAAGTGCTTCAACTTTTCTTCTATATATTTTAAAACTGTTTACGTCAACAGGGCGAACATAGTAATATGTGTTATTTGTTAATCCTGTACCTGCAGTACCGTCAGTGGTGTATTCTACTAACTCACCAGTTGCTAACCCATGATTAGATGCAGTTATAATTCCTCCAGTGATTGCTTCAGGAGTAATATCTCTACTTGGTACCCAATGACTTTTGTATTCAATACCGCTAATTAAAATTTCCCAAGAAGTACTATCTTCTTCAAGACCAAGTGCATCATCATTAGCACTTAGATGTCCTGTTAAACAGCGATATACAATACCACCGTACTTGACAACATCGTCTTGTCTATATCTTGTTCTCGATGTCCAGTCTCCTAAGAAGGCATCTGAACGTGTAACAGTATCCCATTTAGTTACATCTAATTCAAGACCTGTGATAGTTGTTGATGATGTGTGTTCTTGTGAACAACGATAAAGTATACCGTTGTATTTTACAACATCACCTATTCTGTAAATAACTTGAGGTAACCATTCGAATCTCCAGTTGTTTTCAGTAGCAACTAATTTCCAGTTACCAAAGTCTGTTGCTCCGATTTGACCTGGAGTTTCAATGTTTAGATAAGACCCTTTATCTTTTGAATTTACTGTTCTATCAAAGTACCAAATTTTGTCTGGTGCATTTGCAGGAATAGTAACTCTTATTTGTCTATCACTTGCTGTACTAAACGTACTTAGATAAACTGCTTCTTGTGTTTCAAGTCCATCAAGGAAATAAACAATGTTATTTCCAATATTCCAATAATCAACAAGAGGTGTATCAAGATTAACTCCGTCCTCGTAAACACTAAAGGCTAACGGATGTTCTTGACCACCAAAGTTAATATTAGTTGAATCACTTTGGTCGAAAATATATGTATGGCCTTTGCGTAGTGTAAGTTTATTTCTTTCAACACCATTTAAGAAAATAGAACCTGTTGAAGTTAAAGCACGACCGGTGTCTGTAAGAGAACCACTGTCATATCCGATTGTTACAGTAATTGTTGTACTACCTTCAGGTACTGTATATGTGTCGGCTGTGTGTCCAACAATAGCCGCATATACTTGACCACCATACTTTACAATATCATTTACTTTGTAATATGTTCCAGGTGTCCAATCTTTTACCCACTGATAACCATCAGTCATCTGTGTCCATTTAGGTAATACTTGATTTAGATAATCAATATAAAAGTCTGGATCAGATGTGTGTCCATTCAAACATACAAATGTTTTACCACCGTATGAAACAATATCGTCTTTAATATATTGCTTAGATGCTGACCATACGCCTGTCCATCTAAATCGGATTCTATCAATTTTAAATTCAGCCATTTATTCTTCCGTTTCTATTACTGTATTTAACCATTATGGAGATACCCCATTTGGAAAATCGTATTCTTGATTAATTCTAATTGTTAAATTTCCTTCATCATCGATGTAATAGATTAAATTTCTATCGTCCCATCTAAATTGCTCATAGCGTAAGTTGTCATATGATGTATTATGTTCCTCATCTCTACCTTCAAAAAACTCAATTCCTCTTTGGAAATCTGGATAATTTTGAGTAGGATCTCCTGGTTTGTTTACTTGTACACCATCACTACTTTTCATTTGGTCTGATTTTACCAAGTATAATTCACCGTCCTGTGTTCTACGTAAGCCGTAAAAATATCTACTGCCTTTAACAGTTTTTAGTAGTGTTCCTACTTCTGTACCTTGATAAAAACTTGCCATCTCTTAATCCTTAACTTACAATATTAATTGTATTTCCCATGTTGCTGTGTGCAGAACATTGATAGTACAATGTTGCTGGTGCCGCCATTGGCACTGTAAACACAATATATCCAGTTGATGCGTTGTTATTAGTAACACCTGTACTGTACGCCGCACCACCATTTGATACTCTAATTTCAAATGGGTGTGATCCGCCACTGTTATTAAAGAAGTAATATGTCATACCTCTTGTCAAATACAATACTGGATCGTTTGTTGTTGTTGGAAAACCAGGACCTGTAAATGTATAGTCTGATGTTCCGTTTGCACCCAATGTCCAAGTTAAACTTGCACCGTTTTGTGGTGCCCATGATGTTCCGTTGTATGCAATTGATGCTCCTCTAATTGCATCAGCAGTTGTTACATCAGTTAATGCGTTTAAAGTAGTTGCTCCTAATGTTCCATTAAAATTAATTGTAAGAGTACCGGCAACCATCTCAGTTGCAATATCAGTTCCACCTGCGATTGTTAATGTATCTGTTAGTGTGCTGGCAGTTGTTGATCCTGTATCGCCTGCTACTGTCGCAAATAAGTTTTGGTCTGTTGACTGATCAACTACAAATTCTAATCCTGTTCCTGCTGAATTAACTTTTACAAATCTGTTTGCCGCACCAGTAAATGCACTTGGAGTATCTGTTAAATCTAAAAATGTTTCTCCAAACAATGTTGGTGTATTTGCAAAGTTATTGTAATCTAAAAAGTATGCACTATCAAATCCATCAAGTGTGTCAGCATCAAGACCTGAACCGCCTGATGCAACGTCAGCACCTGGTGCCCATTGTGAGCCGTCCCATTTAAGTACATCACCTGTTCCAGGAGCAGTACTTGATACATTACTTAATGACCCAATTGGTACTGCTGAAAGTTCTGCAGAATTAACTACCGAACTAAATTCTAATCCTGTGCCTGCTGAATTTACTCTAACAATTTTTCCGTTAGCACTTGTATAATTTCCTGGAGTATCTGTTAGTCCTGTAAACGCAACTGCGCCTCCGCCTCCGCCTGAAACTGTTCCTGGTTTCCATGTGCTTAATGCTTGATCCCAAACAAGTGATTGACCATCACTTGGTGCTGTTGCCGCAACGTTACCTAATGATGCTAATGGACTTGTGACATCTAACATTTTTCTCCATGCATTATCATGTGCATAATAAACTGCTGAATCAGCAGTTACCTTTGCTAACATTCCATCGTAGGTAGTAGGATTTGGAAGTGATCCAAATGTAGGATATAGGAAAGTGATTTTATTACTACCATCAGATGTTGGTGGAAAAGAGTTAATAACATTTTTAACAACAACTGTTAATTGATCTCCATCCCCTAATGCTGTGTATAACTCCGTAAAGTTATTATTAATTTTTGTAGCGCCTGCCCTTAGATTATCACCTTGTCCATCATTGGGTAGTACTCCTACATTTACTACTTGTTTTGTCATATCCTACTCCTACTCTCCTATGTTTGATCGTATGTAATATTGTTATTGTCCATTGTTAAGTTAGTGTTATCCCATTCTCTATCACTATCTATAACTACATTAACGTCACCAGCATATACTACTGCTCCGTCATTTGGACCTTGGTTAATTCTTACAACAAGTTCGCCTTCGTCATTTACATAATAAAATAAGTTAGCATCGTCCCAACGAAATTGTTCGTAATTTAAATTCTTATATGTTAAGTTATGTGCAGAATCTCTACCTTCAAAAAACTCTGCGCCTTCGTCAAATTCTGTAAAGTTGTCAACAGGGTCACCTTCTTTGTTAAGTTTAATTGTATCATTCAAACTTAATTGATCAAGTTTACCTAAATACAATTCACCTTCGTCAGTTCTACGTAAACCATAAAAATATCTTTCTCCAAGATTATCTTCAATAGTTTGTGTAATTGTTTGACCTGTGTACCACTGATTTGACATATTACACTATCTCCACAAAACTCATTACACAGTCTAAACTTGCGTCGATGTCTGATACTACAGTCAATACATTTGTTGATGCAAGAATAATTTTTTCACCACCATTCAACACTTTCATTGTTGAGTTAGGTGGAATCAATACATCTTTTAGATAATACCCTGTTACAGAAGTATCATCTGAAATAAGAACACTTGCACTTACAACTGATGCTGTTAGATTTGCAAGACTCAATCCAATAACAGTTGCTCTGGCAGATGGTGGTGCCTCGTAAATCGGTACTTGAACTGTTCCTATTTCTTTTACTACTTTATTTTTAAAAAACGTTGCCATCTTATTATCCTATCGTTACCGCCATCTTAATTGCAATTTCTTCAGCGTCCTGTGCTGATACAGCACCTGAACTACCTGCAACCGAAACCCAAACACCTGTTTGATCATAAATTTCAACCCTGTCATCTTGTGTGTTGAAACGCATCATACCTGTTTCTGGTGTTGGATGTCTGTTTGACAAATCACCCACCGGAATAACAAATCCGCCTTGACCTTCAATTTTGAAATATCCAGTTCCTGTTTGAGCAAGACTTGTAACTGCACCGGGTACAGTATTAGTTATCGAATTTTGATTGAAACCAAAGTTTTCTACAAGAACTCGCCCTGTTCCGTTAGCAACCAAATTCAAATCTGCGTTAGTTGTTACTGTTCTTACAGTATTTCCGTCAATTTCAATGTCATCAACTGCTAATTTGGCAACATTAAAACGTGTTTGATTAACATCTGCAACCAATTGTCCGCCGGCATAAAAATATAATGTGTCGTCGTCAGCGCCAGGTGTTGCTTCTGCTAAAATATATGTGTCTTGGTCAACATCACGTACACCGTTTAGTGTAATCCATTGTCCGTCATAACCTTCAAATACATTTGTATCTGTATTATAACGAATCATACCTGTTGCTGGTGTTGG